CTCTAAGACCTAAAGAATATTTAATATTTAAAGAAGATTAATATGAAACAGAAAACAAAAAAGAAAACCCCTTCATTTCTTGTCAAAATGTTTATGGATGAGAATGATATTAATGAAAAATCAATTGTTGGTTTTGGCGCGTTTATTATGATGGTAGTTTGTCTCGGAATCGACATATACACAGGATTCTTCGGAATGAAGTTTCCGATTAATGAATTTGTATTTGATGGATTCCTTTATATAACTCTTGGTGCCTTTGGAATTGCATCAATTGACAAATATGTAACCGCAAAAAAGAAAATAAACGAGGTTACTGAAGAGGAAGAAACTACAGAAGGTTAAACCTAATGGAATTTGAAAGAGAAGACATAGAACAAGAATTTAACAGAGTTGAATCCGCTATTAAAAGGTTTATGAAAAAACAATATTGGTGGATTGAAGATATTAACTTGAGTAAGGAGTCCTTTCAGAAAAATAAAATGTCCCGAAGCGCATTAAAGGCCTATGATTTGGATATAGTTATTGATAAAAAAAATATGGATTGGATTCAGGAAAATTCTGAAGAAATTGACAGGGCTGAACAACAATTTGAACTATTATTTAATACTGTTTTAGGGTCTTTAACTACTTTTGACTTTAAAAATCCAACTCACGTTAGAGTTGATATGACACCAGTAATACAAGATTCAATATAGAATGTTACAAAAAGAGAAAAAAATAGCGGTTGAAAAATATGTTGAATCAATGTCTAAAAGAACTGGCATTGAGTATAAATATACCCAAGAAGATGGTACCGATTGGGTTGGAATAGTTGTAGACACTTCAAAATACGACAAGAATTCAAAAAACTATGATGAAGAATATTTTAATAAAATATATTCTAAACCAAAAGGATTTTTTAAATCAAGAACTTGGAAGCTCGGTGATTTTGTTAACACAATGAAACGACTATTATTAATTGATGATAATATTAGACTATGGTATGATTTTAAAAATTACAATTATTTAAATAAAGTATCCGACGATATTAAAGACGCAATTAAAAAAACTAAATTCCCACAAACACAATTTAGATTTGAAACTGAATTTGATGACCCAAATATAAAAATGAGATTTGGTAATTTTCCTGTTTCAGAAAGAGGTGTATTTTCAGAATTTATTGACGAATTAAAACAGCTAGTCGATTATGATTTAGATGTTTATCATTGGGTTTATGGTACCGGTCCAATAAGTGAGGATTAATTATTTTTTCTTTATTTTTTCCTCTAAATCACAAAGAGTTTTGTAACTATTATCTTGGACTATTACTCTCGGAGTTGATTCCAATAAAAGGGAATCTCTAACTGTATATTTTTGGTTTTGATACTTTAAAGTATTTTTCATACTTTCTATTATTATCATTATCTCCTTTTCTCTATCAACAATTCTATTTGTACATTCTTGTTCATTGAGAATGATTTGACGATTTAAATCAACCAATCTTCTATTTTGAAATAATAAATTATTATTTAATGTATCAATTTGAGTTTGTTGGAATGAAATAGTTTTCTTCAGCTCTTCAGTTTCAGGGGAAATTGACTTAAAATATGATGGTAAAACAAATATTATAATTGCTGCCAACACAAGAATTATAAGACCTGTCATTCTTTGTCTTCTTGTTAGTGTCGTTAGTATTTGCTGAACATCAAACTTCATATTTATAAATATAAAAAACTAAAATTATGACACAAGAAGAAAAATCAAAAATCTACGAAAATCTTTTACATCAGCATGATAGAATTTCAAATCAAATTTCATCAATTAAAGGTGAATCAATTGACCTAAACGAAGAACAAAACATGCGTATTTCAAAATTACAAAACCAACTTAGAAATATATCTAATCAAATGATGTCCTTGATGAGATAACTCTTACAAATCTTTTATATATTTTTTAAGATATTATTTTAAAATAAAGTATTTATAATAAAAAAAGTATGAAACATTTATTTAATAATTTATCACAAGAAGAAAAAAAGATAATATTAGAGCAACATTATCAGAATACACAAAATATTGATGAGCAATTAGGCCAAAAAATAAAGGCCGGAATTCAGGGGGCGACCCAAAGAGTTTCATCAGTTGGTAAAAACGTAGGTACAACATTGACTGGTGGGGTAAATAGAGCTCCTGATATTGATGCTAATTACGAAAAATTACAATCTTGGGCTAAATGGATGCAGGGTCAGATTGAAAGTTTTAAAAAGACTTTTAATACATTAAAAACAAGTACAACTTCATCAAAAAACGCTAGTTCACCAGTTTATAAGGAACAAGTAACCAAGATTACAAGTTCTATCGATACAGTTTTAAACCTTTTACCTCAAATAGAAAAAGGATTAAATGATATAATTTCTTCGGAATTACCGGCTCCACAAAATTCTACTAACACCACTCCTCCTCAAGGGGAAACTCCACCCGCAGGAGAAGAAAACGTAACTGCAAGTACACAATAGTTTAAAAATAATATTTTTTATAAATTAAAAACCCCTCAAATGAGGGGTTTTTCTTTTTTATGATTTGTTTTTAGTTTACAGAAACTACTTCTAAATCAAAAATAAGTTTTTTACCTGCCAATGGATGATTCATGTCTAAAAGTACCGTAGATTCATTAACTTCTCTTACTGTAACTTGAACTGGCCCGTATTGATTTTGTCCTTGTAACATATCTCCAACTTTAACATTTTCAGGAACCTTATCTAAAGGAACTTCTTGAGTGAGTTGCGGATTAACTTCACCATATGCATCTTTTGGTTCAATCTCAATTGTCTTTTTTTCACCAATTGACATTCCAATGAGTCCGTTTTCAAAACCAGGAATTAATTGACCCTGACCTAAAGTAGTTTTTAATGGTTCACGTCCTTCTTGTAGTGAAGTATCGAAGATTGTGCCGTCTTCTAATCGGCCAGTGTAATTAACGGAAACACTATCTCCGTTTTTAATTTGTTCCATTTTTATAATTTTTATTAATAATACTAAACTTTTTTAAATATATCAACAAGGTATATCAGTTTATTTTCTATTTGTACACTGGTGGTCTAACATTCCATGTCCACTATTGACACGGATAGTTTTTTTCATTACTTGAGTTGATTTCTTATGATGTTCCTTGTAGTCACAACCATGATGACTTGTGGTACAAGAACCAAGAAAGAAAATTGTAAGAATAATTACAACAAAAACAAAGAAGGCTTTAAATGGGTTTTTCATATTGTATTGGTTTTAAATTGTGGTACAAATATACGTCAAATTTCTTGTTCGGCAAAATTAGTTTTTAACCAATTGGGTTGATGTCCATTTTTCCATACAGCGAATTTCATTTTTTCTCCACGATAGTAATTCCTGTATGACTCAACAACATCGTTTACTTTGTATTCATCGGGCATTGCCTTTGGTGGTTCCGTGAATCCAATGTCCTCAATTTTTGGTTTATTTACTAAACACCACTCAATAACATCCTGTGATTTATGACGTTTTCCGTACCTCTGGGTGTACTCTTTACAAAGGGCAAGTCCAAGTTCACAAAGATAAAGATAGTTGCTTAATGAGGACCTGGTCCATATTGAGCAGGGGTGATTCTTATGTGATAAGCGATACGGTACTTGGGAGGTGTCTTGTGGGGTCATATGATGAACGCCACACAACAATTGAGCGGTTTCAAGAATCATTTTAACCACATGTTTATCACAATGGTCTTTTGCACATTTATTAACGTCTAAATCAAGAAAAAATATATTCATAGACGCAAATATACGTAATATTGAAGTATTTATATAAAAAAATCAAAAAGTATGAAACAATTATTCAATATTGATGAATCTGAAAAAAGAAGGATTCTTGAAATGCATGAAAATGCGACTAAGAAAAATTATTTGAACGAAGGTAAAATTGCTAAATGTATTAAAGATGATAATACAAATCCGAGTGTTGCTAAAGTTATAGGAGTGTTGGGGGCCGATAAACTTTGTGGTGTTTTAGGTACCAATTATGCAAAAGAAATTGGACAAGGATTTTTCGGGGAATTTTATTATGTTGGGGTACTTAACCCTGAGTCAGGAAATGCGGCTAATAGAGTAACTATTAGTACATTTTCATCCACAGGTAGCATGTACGACCTATGTACTTTTAGTATATTGACAGGTGCTAAAGAATGGGTAGGTTTAAATACAGATGGATTTATGCAAACTTACGTCACAAGTAATAACCAAGAAGTTTTATCCAATATTAAATCTGACAAAACAACTAACAAACAAAAATCAATTGATTTCTTAGGGTATATTGTAGATACCTCCGCAAAATTTGACCCTACAAAGTTCGCTGAATATTTGGTTAGTTTAGTTACTAATCCTCCAAAAAATCCAGCTAAATCTGAAACAATTAAATTAGCGGTACAAAACGCAAGAACTGTTCCAGCCGGTCAAAAAATGTTAGGAACAGGAATTTTGGCTTCTTTAAATAGTGCGGTACCACAAGCAACTACACAAACAACACAAACGCCACCTGCAGGTACTAGACAGTAATTTAAACTTAAATAAAATAAAAAAAGGGGACTATGTCCCCTTTTTTTATTTGTACTCCATTGACCATCCAGTTAAAGCGGCGAGTTCAAAATTTTCATTAATGTAGTCAAACTTACCATCCTTTGTTTCATAAAAAGCAATTGCGGTGTAACACTCAAAACCACTAGAATTTTTACAAAACAGTTCTAAAACAATTACTGAACTATTTTTTTCATCAAAAATAGGAATAATTGATTCCCCAATTACGGTAATATTTAGATTTGAGAGAATTGATACATACATGTAATCATTCTCGTATTCCATTTCCTTATTCTGAATAAAATTTTTGAAACTTTGGTCAGTTGGTAATGTGTAGGGAGAATATCTAAAATCCTCACCAAAGTAAGAAACATACTCTGATTTAAATTTTTTAGAGAACCCCTCACCTCTAACTCTTAAATTAATTGGAAGATAAGGTATTCCAAGAGAATCTAAAACTTTAATGGTGTATAGATTAGGCGCAAAATACTCTATTTGAGCGTTAGATAAAAAACTCAAAAGGATAAATGTGATTGTTAGAATGGTATTTTTCATAGAGTTTGTTATTTAGATTACAAATATATGGCAATTTGCTCCATTACGCCAAATTTTATTTTAAAAAAGATATTTATTTAAAAAAACAATATGAAGAATCTATTAAAAGAAGAGATAACTCAAATCCAATATCTTTTTGGGTATAAGAAAGGTATTGTGATTTCAGAACAAGAATTGGGTTCAGCGCCTTCAGAGTTATTTACCTATGTAAATGGCCAAAAAGAGTTAAATACCGATTTTTTGAGTGGCGGTGGTAATATAGGTAAATGGGTAGGACCTGAGGTTAAGAAATGGTGTACTGATAATGCGACAGAAGGTTCTGTTTGTATTTTAGGAAAAGGCATAGATAAAGAGAAGGCTAAAACAATGAAATTAGCCGCTGCAATAAATTCATCAAAAGTAGATGGGTATGAAGTTGAGAAACTTGCTCCATCCTACATCGGTGAGTTTGAGGAAGACTCTGGTGACGGAACCAAACAAATTAAACATTATTGGGGAGCGGTTTATTCTAAATCTTGATAATGTTTAAAAAATAAAACCCCTCAAAAGAGGGGTTTTTAATTTATATTAAATTTCTTGTAATTGTTCTTGTTTCATTAGTTCGTATGCTCTAGCAAGACGAGTCATTCCAATTCCTCCACCAAAACGAGGGAAGAATTCAAATGATAAAAATTCTTCAAGTTCCTTTTCAACTCTTTCTTTTCCGAATAGTTCAAAAAGTTTATTTGCATACCCACCATTTTCAATTGTGTAGAACATTTCTCTCATTTTTTCCACATCACAACTTCTTTCAGCCGAGCCAATTGTTTCTTGACCATACATAATTACATCAACTTTATTGAAGATTCCATTTGTTCCATGTTGCATATTCCAAAATGGGTTGGTTCTTAATGGGAAATGTTGGAGAGATACTACTGAACCTTTCTCTTTCCACATTCTTTGTTCGTGCTCATCTTCTAAGATTGATACTCCACCATATTCAGCACAAACTCCTTCATATGTTGTATTAACAGGTTCATCAAATCCAAGATACTCAAGTAGTTCTTCTTCCAACTTTAACAAATCTTTCATTGTTCCCTTTGATTCAAATTCAAACATTGGGAAGATTAATTCGTGACGACCAGGAATTGGATTTTTTTCTTGACGATAAGAAGTTGATATACAATAAACTCCTTCCCACTCAGGATTTTTCAATAATTCATACTCTAACCACATCTGACCTGTTTGTGGTAACGGCCAAATTTCACCCTGATACTCAAATGTTGTGATTGAATGTGGGTTTTCACATGCCGCAAGAATTGATAATCTTGATTGTGTTGGAACTTCTTTAAATCCTTTTGATTGAAAGAATGTTCTCATTTTCTGAACTAACTCGTTGTAAACTTTTGTGTTTTTCATTGTTTTTATTTTAATTTATTTATGGTTTATTTATGAACGGGGCAAAAAAAATCCTGACAACTGTCAGGATTACAATGAAAATGAAATATTATAATTTATTCGCAATTTTCTTTTTTCTTTTCTCACTTTCATTATTTTTAAATATATCTATTTTTGAAAAAGTAATCAATACTTACATAATATTTATATAAAAAAGTTTTTATATGAGAAGCCTGTTAACAGAGGTAGAAAGAATTAGACAAATGATTGGTATTCCATTAAATGAAATGGCAAAACCATCTGAGCAATACATTAAATCTATACAGACAATTTTAAGTGCTAATGGTCTTTTAAAAAAAGAAGCTGAATCATTACTTAATCAAATCATTGAGCTTGCTGATGACCAAATTATAAATTTTGATTTGTTAGAACACGGAGTTAGAAATACATTACTCAAAAAAGGTGATAAATATAAAGCAATTGTTAAATACTTTGAAAAGGTATTGGGTTCATTAAAGGACAGAGAGCCAGATTCCTATGAAATTGAACCCGAACAAGATGATTATAGTTTTGAACCCGAGGAACCATCAATTTTAAAGAAAAAAGTCTTTAGAAAAGAATTGTATTACCTACAAGTCGAACTCCTTAAACTTCAAGAATGGTTAATGGAGACAGGAAAAACTGTTATAATTGTTTTTGAGGGTAGAGATTCAGCAGGTAAAGGGTCAACCATTAAAAAGTTCACTGAGAATTTAAATCCAAGATATTATAATATCATTGCTCTCGGTATTCCATCTCCTGAAGAAAGACAAGATTGGTTTGGTAGATACAAAAAACACATTAAACCTGGTATGATTAACTTCTTTGATAGAAGTTGGTATAACAGAGGTCTTGTTGAACCTGTTATGGGATATGGAACGGAAGAAGAATATGAACATTTCATGGAGAATGTTGAAAACTTTGAAAACGAATTAGTTGAGAAAGGAGACTACCTATTTAAATTATGGTTTTCAATTGATAAAGAAACTCAAGCAAGAAGATTTGAGATGAGACAAAAATCTCCACTTAAATATTGGAAATATTCTCCAAATGATGCTAAGATGCAAGACATGTGGGAAAGATTCACAGAATTTAAACAAAGATTATTTGATAAGACATCAACAATGAATCATCCTTGGATTGTGTTGGATGCAAATGATAAAAAAGTATCGGGATTGAATGCAATTAGGTATGTGTTACAAAACATCCCTTACGAAAATAAGAATGAAGAGTTATTGGATAAGGAGTTCCCTGAAGCAATGACCGTTTTAAGACCTGAATCAAATGAAGATAATTGATATTTTACAAAGATTATTAAACGAGCAAAATCGAGACCCAAAAAATCCCGAATCTTCCCCAAATTTGGATACTTTGGGATATGATTCAGATGGTTATTGGACTTTTCCTGATTGGAAAGATTGGTTTAACTCAAATGAAACTAAGTACGGTAAAAAAGAAGCTTGTTTAAGGTTTATTACACAATGGGAATTTGCGGCTGAAGGTTTTGAGGATGGCGAAGAAGAAGGAATAGAATGGGATAACATGAAAAAGTGGTTTAAACAAAAAGAAATGTGGAATGGGCCTGAAGATAGACCGTATACAAAAAAAGAATTTGAAGATGTTTTAAGATATAAAGAAAAATACGATGATAACTCTATTAATTTAAATAATGACCTAAAGGACGGCTCAACTATGAGTGTTAGTCAATATGATTTTTTTAATCATTTAAAATATTCTGAAGGATTAAAAAAAGAATCATATGCGGATACAGGAGGAGTTTGGACCATTGGATATGGGCATACTAAAGGGGTTAAACCAAATCAAACGGCTACTGAAGAGCAAATAAGAAAATGGTTATTGGAGGATATTGTGGAATTTGAAGAGTGTGTTAGGGGTATAATGAGCTCATGGAAAAAACAAGGACTTAAAACTTACATGATTACCCAAGGGCAATTTGATGCCATGGTTTCATTTTCTTTTAATGCCGGATGTGGGGGATTAAGAACTTCTGATTTTATACAATTAACTAAACAAGGAAAGCACGAAGAAGCTGCTCAGGTTATGAAAAATGAAAAATTAACAGATAAAAAGGGAAAGAAATTAAGAGGATTGGTAATACGTAGAGAAAATGAAAGTAAAATGTATTTAAGTTAATATTTATACAATATGGGAAAGCAAATTAAATTAACAGAAAGTCAATTAGATAAGATAGTTAATCGTCTAATGAATGAAAATGCAAGATACGTAATGTCTTTTGATGAATTTATGAGACATAAAAATAAAGACCAGCAATATACTTGCGGATATGAAAATAAATGTTTCTTAGTTCATGATGGAAATCATCAAATTGATTTGGATGATAAATTCCAAGAAAAACACAAAATCCCAAATGGAGTAGGTGGAACTATCTATCACGATGGAAATAACGTTTATTTCTGTCCTAATTTTGGTGATGATAGACCACAGAGAACAATTCAGGTTTTTTAAATTTTAATTTCTAAAATACTAAAACTGCGAGGTTCTTCGGTATTCCACTGGTGGTCAATTGAGTATTCCTTACTTTTTAAGTTAAATCTTATACTTCCTTGGGAGCCTTCGTTGATTTCCCAACCACTAAAGTCTTCAAGAACAGTATAACAATAATCTTCAATTCCTGATGGAGTGGGAACAGTATATCCATCAAGTTCCATATCACTTTCAACATATCCACTATCTCCACCACCATTATATGTGCAAACTATTTCACTTACAGAATATT